AGGATCCTCACTCCCTATGGCCAATCCGAGCGAATGTGCGGGTCGTTTCCCAAAGGGGAACCTCTCGGGTACCTACCGTGAAGGTGAAGCTTCAGAATCTCTCAATACAGACATGAGAGAACTGGATTTAACCTTACGTTCAGTACTAAACCACAATTCGGTTGGACGGGGCATAGGAGGAGTGGGAGTACTCTCTTAGGAGAGGATCCAGGATATCCTTAGGGTAAAGGATAACCTAAGCAGGGTAACGACGGAATCGACAAACATTAATCTACCATTCAATCTCCCATGACCATATTCGTTCATCTCTCCTCTCACGAATATAGTTCCGAACAGTAGTCAGGCACATCGGCTTGAGCTTTGTGGCAAGAGCCTTCTTCTTGAGACTTTCCCAAGAGCGAAGACTCTTCTTATAGAGCTCTCCCTGATCTCCACCTGCGGCACCTAGACAACTCCAGAGGGCCAATCCTGGTAGTCCCCCCCTCAGGCTCATTTCTCCATCCGGTACTCCGGCCTCCCTCATAGCCTTGCATCGATCACCGATGTAGGTTCTGAGAAAGTCTGGCATATCCGGGTAGAGATAGTCCCTGAGAAAGTCTGGCATATCCGGGTAGAGATAGTCCCTGAGGGCGGGATCACCAAGTGACCTTGTGGCTAGATAAGCGGCAAGCTTCAACTGGGCGGGACGAACTTCACTTCCACTCCACTCTGGCACTCCAAGACCACCAAGGGTTCGGGGTAGGTACCAGCTCTGACCTGAAGCACAGCATTTAAGAGTAGACCGGTTCAACTCAATAAACCGACCAACCAACCAATCCCTCGTCTCCCCTGTCCAGTCACGCACAAGGTCCTGACACATTTGTCCAAGGTTTCGACCTACGGACAAATTACTGGTGACAAGATGAGTCTTGTCATTAGCATTTGTTGTCTGGACCCTAACCTGACCATACAGGAGGGACGTTGCCAAGGTTGGCTCTACTCTCAATCTCCAATACTGTTGTCCAAAATAATCTGCACGAATCTCACACTTATGGACCTGGCTATTTATAACAAGTGTATCAGGGGAAAAGAAATTCTTTCCCACACTGAACTCAAGTCCCGCTGATCTCGTAATCCCTTTCCAAATAAGATATTCGGAGGGGTTTGCTCTGAAACCGGCATCATCGCCGTTGAAGAGCATAGGGAGATCAGTCAGGAGTTGGGTTCCAACACACCAGTTAGAAACCTCCAGGCTAAATCGTGTGACTGCAGCATTTACAAGACACAGAATGGGAAAAGAAACTGGACTTCCCATGAGCTGGCCCCATCTTTGGGCCCTTGGGTCTTCATCATGCTCATCGAGGTACATCATATGATTGCTTAAAGCTTTTCTGAGAACAATCTGTTCCTCTAAAGGAATATTCAAGATCTGACATATCTCCTCAAGGGCCACAAGACTCAGTTGGGGATTAAGATTGTCCGTGGCAGCTGTATAGTCAGCACTAACCCAACTTCTCCCATCCACCTTGGATCTCTTGGCTATATAGTCAAGAGCCTCAAAGTCAATGGGACCTCCGATCAATCGGAAGGTGGGATGCTGCCTAAGAATACCATGGACAGTCTTCTGCCAACGTCTGGCCAAGTGATACATGTCTGCATCTCCCCTGGTTATAACCCTAACCTTGAATGGTTCGGTTAGACCCACGGGATAGCAGGCACACTCATCCTTGAGAAGAGCTGCTCTCAGACTTTGTTCAATAAGCCAATCATAATCGTCAGGATTCATCGGTGAGAAGAGCCATCCAACTCCTCGAGGTGTAACTAACACCCCAATAAGGGTAGGAAAGCTGAGGGTATGGGCATAAAAGCTATCCCTAAGGATATACCCAAATGCACCCCAGTCTTTCCTACCGTTTTGGAAGGAACTTCTCAGACTTGGTATACGGTGACCACCCGGTGTCACTCGCTCCTGACGGGTCTTGAAAGGAAGGAATACCTCTCTCACTGTTCTCTTAACCTGATCTTCGAGAACATCTTGGACTTCATCACAATTTCTCTCATGCTCAGTAGTTAAACTCATTACCGCCTTTTCCACCTTGGCTTCAACAGTTTCCTTAGTCACTGGAAGACTGCCGCCCTTGGCCTGGTACAGGGAATATGCAATTGCTACCGCCTTATCAGAAGAGGATCTCTTTTGATGATAGAGACATGCTCTCTTGAGAAGGCTGGCGGCATTTCCTGTAAATGGAAGGCCGGGGGGACACCAAGAAGGTTGAGGAGGCAACTCGTCCTGTCGGAGAGTTCTTGCAAGGAAATCTGCGGTACTCCATTTCAGATAGTCCTCAAGACGTCCTAGCACACCATACCAAATCCAACCCCGAGGTTGAATTCTCGGTTGGACAGTGGGCCAGAACGTCTTGATGACATCCCGATATACCTCTTTCATCCTTTCTGCCTGTCTCACACCATGGAGCGTTCTTTCTCTCCACGGTTCATTGTCGATTCCGTCGTTAGCCAAATGAGTCAAGAACTCGATCAGGTCACATTCCAACTCCAAAGGAATTTTTCCAGCCCCAACATGGGCGGCAAGGTTCCTAAGGTCTTGAACAGTTGGATTGTGGGGTGCCTTTTTGAGCGACATTACCCAAGACGCTAGACCTTCTATGAGGTCGTGGTAATTAGGTTCATTAATTTGATC